GAAACGTAAAGACGTTAAAACACTAAAAGGACCAAAATCTTAGGAGGATAGATGGCAACAGAAGATAAAAAAGAACCTTTCTACAAAGGAATCAACCAGAAGCAGTTCGTCAATAAAGACGGCTACTTAAAAGGCGGCGTTGAGATTAAAATTCCTGAAGGCATACCAACAGTAAATTCTGTAGGTGGCCAACGTAGAATGTTAAAAGATAAAAAATCAAAAGTTAAGTGGTACTAAAAATTGCGCGCGACGNGCATATGTCCTACTTTTTNAAGGAGTAAATTATGGCATGGTTTGGATTAGCGAGAATGGCCCTACAAGCAGGAGCTAAAATCTACGCAAATAAACAAAGAGCAAAAGTAGCAATGTCTGATGCACAAGTCTTACATGCGGAAAGACAAGCTCGTGGTGAGGAATCTTACCAGGGCAAATTGTTAGAAGCCCGGCAAAGCGACTACAAAGACGAATTCGTCTTGATCATATTAAGCGCTCCGATAATTGTGCTCGCTTACGGGGTTTTCGCAGACGATCCGGCGATGACTGAAAAGATTAACGTCTTCTTTAAACATTTCGGTAATTTACCAGTTTGGTTCCAAACTTTGTGGATAACAGTAGTTGCTGCAATCTTTGGTATTAAAGGTACTCAGGTCTTCAAAAATGGCGGACCTAAGGCTAATAAATAAGTATTGCCATTTTTAGTTAATTAAGTTAATAAGGAGATACTATGAGAAACGATTTCGGAACTAGACCTTATAAACCAAGATTCCCATACTCTAGAGAGAAAAAAGCTAGTGGTGGTAAAGCTCAAGGCTATGATGATAGACTTGATGAATCATTAGGTGCTAGAGATGGAGCAGAGTCTACTAAGTCTCAAAGCTTCAAAGCTAGAAGAGATGAGTCTAAAGGCATGGAAAAAGCTATGGGTAAAAGAGCTTATTCTGCTGTTTCAACAATGGATAAATAGGAGGAACTATGGCAAATACTGGAAGAGAAAATCTACTTGAAGAAGTAGGTCGTATAGATGCTGAGAAGTCCAACCCTAACCGTAGAGCTGAAAAGAAAAGAGTTGTCGGAGAACTAAACAAAGGCTACAAAACAGGTGGTCGTGTTGGTTTAAGACATGGTGGTTCAGCTGGTGCAGTTATGAGTGGAAAAAAAGTTGGCTGTCAAATTAGATAATGCCTGGAATAGAAATTAAAGGAAGAAGCAAAAGAGCTAACTATAGACATGGTGGTTCTGGAAGCGGATATCAAGACAATAGCGCTAAATCTATGCCTAAGTATTTTAGTGCTAATAAAGATTACTATCCTAGCGGAGGAGTTCCTATAAGAGTGGGAGCTAAAGAAGGTGGTAGCAAAAAGAACTGGATTCAAAAAGCNACAAAAAACATGCGTACAGATAAACCATGCACAGGTAAAAAATTCGGGAGCAAGACGTGCCCGCCAGGTTCTAAAAGATATAACTTAGCAAAAACTTTTAGAAAAATGAATAAGAAAAAGGCATAAGTGGAGAACTTAGATTTAGTACTAAGACTAAGAACAGAGATTAGAAAAACATTAGAAGCGTTAACATTATCTATAACATCTGGAAGTGTTGACAATATAGAATCCTACAAGTATAACGTAGGTCAAATAAAGGCTTATGAAGCCATCTTACAGGAGATATCCAACCTGCTAGAAAAAAAGGAGCAATATGAAAAAAACACAGGAAACATCATCGACATCCCCAAAAACAAATCCAAATGTTAAATTAGCATTAGAAACAAAATACCAAGAAGAAACAGCCAAGTTACCACAACCTACGGGCTGGAGAATTTTAGTTCTTCCTTTTAAAGGGAAGAAAAAAACTAAAGGAGGAGTCTACTTTTCAGACGAACAAATCGAACGACAACAACTTGCTACGGTCACAGGGAATGTCCTAGCAATGGGTCCGGATTGTTATTCTGATAAAGAAAGATATCCGCGTGGTCCATGGTGCAAGAAGGGCGATTGGGTAATCTTCGCTCGTTATGCAGGATCACGTTTTAAAATAGAAGGAGGAGAAGTTAGATTACTAAACGATGATGAAATCATCGCAACAATTAAGGATCCGGAGGACATTGTCCACGAATTCTAAAACATAGAAGGAGGAAAAAACTATGCCAGAAGAAGAAAAAAAACAGGTCGAAGAGAAGAAAGAGGACTCGAAAATGGTTCCATTGGATACCAGTGGACCTGGAGCAGAAGTCGATCTACCTGATGATCAGGTAAAAGAAGCTCCAAAAGAAGAAACAGTAACCACGGAACAGAAGGAAGAACCAGTAAAAGTAGAAGAAGTTAAAGAAGAACCGGTAAAAGAAGAACCTAAGAAAGACGACACTAAACTAGAAGAGTATAGTGAAGGAGTTCAAAAAAGAATTTCTAAACTTACTCGTAAAATGAGAGAAGCTGAACGTAGAGAAAAAGCTGCACTCGATTATGCTCAAGGAGCAAAGAGAGAAATTGATCTTGTAAAAGAACAGTTTCAAAGTAGTGAAGCTAAATATGATAAAGCTTTCTCAGAAAAAGTATCAGATCAATTAAAATCTGCTCAAGGAGAACTAGCATCGGCTATTGAAACAGGCGATGTTCAAAAACAAGTTGCGGCTAATAAAAAGATTGCAGCTCTGTCTATTGAAGAAGCTAGACTTAATGCGGCAGCTAAAATGAGAGAAGATACTAAAGAAGTGGTAAAAACTCCTGATGATCAGGATTATTTACGACATAGGGAAACACCCAAGGAGCTTCCAAAAGATACTCCAGCGCCAGATCCTATGGCAGAATCATGGGCTCAGAAAAATAGTTGGTTCGGTCAAGACCGAGCAATGACTTTCACAGCTTTTGAAATACATAAGGATTTAGTGGAAAAAGAAGGGTTTGACCCTAAAACTAATGAATATTATGCGGAAATTGACAAGCGTATAAGAGTTGACTTTCCTCATAAATTTGGTAAGAGTGATACTATTAATACGACCAAGCCCGTTCAGACGGTTGCTTCGGCGACTACATCAGCTGCTCGAAGTATAAAACCTGGTCGCAAAACTGTGAAGCTCACGCCTTCACAGGTAGCAATAGCTAAAAAATTAAACGTGCCACTCGAAGATTATGCGAAACAGTTACACATGAAGGAGGTATAAGCATATGAAAAAAGAACAAGTTAAAACCCCTCGTGCTCAGCAAACTAGGTCTGAATCTGATAGACCTAAAGTTTGGGTGAATTCATCTCACTTAGATGCACCCAAGTGTCCGGCTGGCTTTAGACAGCGTTGGATTCGTTATGAAACGATGGGCGTAGATGATACGAAAAATATCACCGCCAAGTTAAGACAGGGATGGGAACTCGTAAGAGCTGATGCCTACCCAGATTCTAACTTCCCCGCAATTGAAGCAGGTAGATACAAAGGGTACATAGGAGTAGGTGGTCTAGTGTTGGCTAGAATACCGGAGGAGATCGCGAAGCAACGTGATGCACATTTCAAAAAAATGGCGCAAGCAAAAAACGAAGCAGTCGAAAACGAACCTCTCAAGGATCAACATCCAAGTATGCCAATGAGCAATCAAAGGCGTACGACGTATAGTTTCGGTGGTGCAAAGAAGGATAATTAATTTTTTAATTATTGTTTCTAAGGTTAATCCTCGCTACTGAATTTTTTTTAACCCGTTCATAGAGATATGAACAACACTAAGGAATAGGTAAAAACTATGGCAAATAGACAAAGTAGTGGATACGGACTTAAGCCAGTAAACACGCTAGGAAATACTCCAGCGACTGGTGGTCAGTCTAAATACACTATCAAAGCAGCACATGGTACAGCTATTTATAATGGTGAGCCAGTTAAACTGATCGTAAACACAGGATCAGGAACTGGTGGTTTTGTTGAAGGCGCAGCAGCAGCTTCTACAGATTTAATCGTTGGAGTTTTCAACGGTTGTTTCTACAATGCTTCTACGACGGAAAAACCTACTTGGAGCAACTACTATCCAGCTTCAACTACACCTGCAAATAGCGAAGACATAACTGCTTTTGTAAATGACAACCCGTTCCAGGAATATCAGATCGCAACAAGCGCAGCGATTTCTGCTACAGCTCACACTGTTCAAGCATTAATCGGCCAAGTTGCAGACACATCTGCTTCCGGTGAATCTACTTCTGGTAGAAGCAACACTACTCTTAATGAGGGTGCAGCAGCTACTACTGGCAAACAGTGGAGAATCCTAAGAAGAGCAGAGGATCCTGATAACAGTGACTTCAACGCAGCGTATGCAAACATGATTGTTGTTTCTAACAACAAATATCAAGCATTCGTCGTTGGGGTATAATAGGAGTATATAAACTATGGCAATATCACGAGCACAACTAGTTAAAGAACTAGAACCAGGTTTAAATGCACTATTTGGCCTGGAATACAAACGTTATGAAGACGAAGCAGCTCAGATATTCGACAACGAATCATCTGACAGAGCTTTTGAAGAAGAAGTAATGCTTAGCGGTTTCGGTACTGCTGATGTAAAACCTGAAGGTAGCGGCGTTCAATACGACGATGCACAGGAAACTTACACAGCTAGATACACTCACGAAACTGTGGCACTTGCTTTCGCTTTAACAGAAGAAGCTATCGAAGATAACCTCTACGACAGAATCTCTTCTCGTTACACAAAAGCTTTAGCTCGTTCAATGGCAACATCAAAACAAGTGAAAGGTGCAAACGTTCTAATTAATGCATTCGCAGCATCCGGCTACAATGGCGGAGATGGTGAATCTTTATGCGGTAACGCTCACCCAACACTTAATGGTAATCAGTCTAATATACCATCTACAGCAGCAGACTTATCTGAAACATCTTTAGAGCAAGCGTTAATTGATATCGCAGGCTACCAAGATGAGAGAGGTCTNAAAATTGCAGCTCAGGGACAGAAAATGNTNATCCCTAAAGAATTGCAATTCACAGCTGAGAGAATAATGAAATCTCAAGGTAGAGTTGGTACAGCGGACAATGATATCAATGCGATCAAAGCAATGGGTAATGGTTCCACAAGGTTACACTGTGAATCAACTACTTAACTGACACTGACGCTTGGTTACATTAAAACTGATGTTCCAAATGGAATGAAACACTTCGTTAGAGCACCTTTGAAAACAGCTATGGAAGGCGACTTCGATACTGGAAATGTAAGATACAAAGCGAGAGAAAGATACAGCTTCGGCTGGTCTGACTGGCGTGGTATCTACGGAAACCAAGGCGCGTAATAACTAGGTATTAAAGTAAAATTATGAGGCGGCCTTAAAACCGCCTCATTCTTATTAGAAGGTGAGAAAATGAGAAAATTCTTCGTATGTATAAATTATAACGGATATCATGCCAAAACAGTAGTTGAGGCATCAGATAACGTTGAATCTATTGAACAATCAATCCTTGACAAACTGGGAAGAAATGAGATAAAGTTCGAAAAAGATGGATTTACCCATGGTAAATGGATCACATATGAGGAGTTTAGAGATGACCGAACACCTGTACAATATGAAACGGTCCTTGGAACTAGAGTGGCAAAAGGAGCACCTGCAATCGGGAAAAGTTAATCTTAAAATGATTGAGATTAATAAAGAGATTCAGGATGTCATTAGAGACATAATTGCTCAAGAAGAAGCGGAAGCTGCTCAAGAGATTAGAATAAGCGAAGCCAAGGCTGAAGTATCAATAGCCACTTAAGAGCTATTACAAAAATCAAACATTGCGGATAGGATCACTTGCGCTAAAGGAAATTTTGCGCTATATCTGAAGTACTATACAATTATTAATTTGGTGCAAACGAGTATAGTCGACGGCCTAAAGATTGCATCATATAAATTAGGAGGATTATAATCATGGCAACAACTACATTTTCGGGCCCAATAAAAGCGGGAACGATTAAAGCTACGACTGGTACATCTCTTGGATCTGATGTTAAAAACACAGGACAAGTGGTAATGGCACAGACGTTTTCAACAGGAACTACTTTAGCTAGTGGTGCTTCTGCTGCAAACGCAACAACTGTTGTTATCCCAGCTAATTCACAAATCATCGATATGGTAATAGATAAACCTACCGCTATGGGAGGTGCTACGTGCACTTTCAGTGTTGGCGATACGGTTGGCGGTAACGCTACTTTTATTAATGAATACGATGTCACAATTGCTTCTGGAGCTGGAAGAGCATATCCAACAACTGAAGCTGGTGGAGCATTGGCTTGGGCTGATACAGGCACGGCAGACGTAAAACTGACGTGGACTAGTACCGGCGCTACTGACGCTGGTGAAATTAGAGTTACAGTTTTGTATCAACAAAATAATAACTTACAGTAATAATAATTTGTGAGCTCCTTCGGGAGCTCACATTCATTAGGAGAATAATATGGGATATGCAGGTGGTACAACACCAGTAAAACAGTTCTACACAGAAGCTAGCGGTCAACTAGCGACCGTAACCGGTCGTGCAACATACCCTGACGGTGTTGTGATGCTTAAAT